GCGGCCCGAGGGCCTCGAAAAGGCACGCAAGGCGTTCGTCGCGTGGGCTCGCGACATGATCAAGTTCTCGGGGTAATTACGTTAGACCCCATTCACATCAGGATCTCATAGATGGCCGACCCGACCGAATTTCAACTCAAGCTCGACCTCGGAACCTCAGCCTCCGACGCCAAAAAGGTCGCCGAGTGGATCGAGTCGATGGGCGACGAGGCCCAGCAAGCCGCCCCGAAGGTGGACAAGGTCGAGGAGTCCGTAAAAAAGGTCGACAAGTCGTCGGGCAAGCTCGGTAGTACGGTCCTCTCGGCCTCCTACGCCTTTCAAGATTTTACGTCGGTCTTGTCGGGAGGCGGCGGATTCGCACGGGCCCTCGGCTCCATTCAAAACAACATCCCACAAATTCTCGCGGGTCTCGGCCTTGGCGCCGGCCTGACCGGCGTCGTTTCGGTCGCGGCCGTCGCGGTGGGCGTTTTGGTCGACAACTTCGCTAAGCTTCACGCGGCATGGGCAAGCGGCCCGACCGAGCAGGAGATCGAGAGGCTCAAAAAGCTCGCCGAGGCCGCCGACAAGGCCCGCGAGGCTGTTCAGAAGCAGATCGACGCCTTAGAAAAGCAGAGGAACGCCGACCGGGAAGGGGGCGAGATCGCGTCGGCCGCCATCGGTGAGTACGGCGGCGAGAGGGCCACGTCGCAGGCCGTCCAGCGTCAAATGCTGACCGAGTCGCCCGAGGTCGCCGCGGCTCGGGCCAACGTCTCGAGATTCGCGGAAGGCGCCGCCAGCACCCGGTCCGAACGAGATCGGCTGGGAGCCCTGGGCGTCCCCACCACCGGGTTCGACCAGCAGATCGCCGCATACGAGAAGGCCGCCGACGACGCTCGCCGGGCGCTCAAGACGGCCGAGGACGACGTCCGGGCGAGGGCCCAGACCCTGGTCGTCGAGGCCACGAAAGGAGATCGGGAGGCGATCGCCGAACTGGCCAAGCGTCTGCCCGGCGGGTCGTTCGGTCAAGCCACGCCCGAGGGGAGGCAGGCCGAGAAGGACTTCGTCGAGGCCGACGCCGTTTCCGCTGAGCGGCTCCACGAAAACAACGCCAGACGCCGGGCGGAAGCGTCCCGCATCGACGACCTGAACGCCGCCGGCCGCGAGAACGAGTCCGCTACCTGGCGGGCCCAGCAGGCGAGCGACGCCAAGGACTTGGCCAAGCTCACGTCGGGGCTAGACAAAGTGACCGCCGCCGGCGATTCGATCCTCGCCAAGAACCAGGCCGATCTCGACGACCCCCAGGCCGAGGCTAGAAGGGCCGGCATCCGTCAGCGTTCGGAGTTGGGCTACGAATTCAAGCAACGCCTCAACGCAGGCGGCTACAACCCCACGAGTTCGGACGTCTCCGAGGCCGCCCTGTCGATTCAAAGCGATTTGGAACAGGGAGTAGGGCAGGACGAGGCCATGGCGAATGCTTTCAACCGGTTGCTGTCCAAGGTCCAGACGGTCATCGAGGTCCAAAATCGAAACGCCATGCGGGCCCGTGCTTTCGACGCCGCGGTCAACAACCTGCCCCCGGTGATCGACCCCTACTGATCGCCCTCCCTGTTCCAACGCGGAAGTCCAATGTCCACGACGCTCAAAATCAACGATGAACTCGTCAGCATGGCCGAATACCAGGTCTGGCCGTCCCGCCTGGGGCTACGCCTGGAAGGTATCAGCACGCTCACATTGACTCGCAAAGGCGGTCCGACCGTCAAGCCCGCCGACAGCCTGCTGGGAAAATCGGTCCAACTACTTTGGGACAGCACGCCGATCTTCGCCGGCGACATCGTTGACCTGGACCACCAATACACTTCGCTCGGCTGGCAGATCCTCTATCAGTGCAGGGATTTGCGGAACCGGGCCGACCGCTTCCCATTCACCGATGAAAACACCCTGACCGATTCGGCCGTCTTCAACCTGCCGTCGGACGACCCGCTATATTTGGCCTCTCGGGCCGGCAAGAACGTCGGCGAGATCGTCAGGGCATGCCTTACGATGACCCAGAACGCCGCGGCTCTGGACTCCGCGGGGATCGGCGGCTACACCAGTCTCGATCCGCCCACGCTCCCGGCCCAGACGTTGGCCGACCTGGCCGGCTTGACCACCATTTTGCCCAGTTCGGCGCAGGTCTCGGGCGGCAAACTCTTCAGTTCGATCCAAAGTTATTTGAGTTCTGCGGCGCCCAACCACGCCCTGCGGATTCAGGCGGACGGCGTGATTCGGGTGCTCGACATGCGAAATGTGACCGAGCACACCCTCACCCTCGGTGTCGACCCGCTCGAGCCCACGCCGCTCAAACGCTCGATCGCAGACTGCTACCAACGTGTTTTGGTACGCGGCCAGCCCATCGCCGAACCCCAATTGCTCTCGATTTCCAACGGCATGCTGGAGCCCGACTGGGCGTGGGGCACGTACGCCGACAGTGCAGCCGCCGCCGCAGCCTGGACCCCCGAGGATTTTTACAAGGACCAGGACGCCCGATCCGAGGGGACGTGTACCCTGACCGACACGGAGACCGTCGTCCTGACGAGCAACCCGACTACCGACGTTTGGCCCGAGGACGCCTGGGACCAGAGCAACCGGATGGGCAGCCTTTTGTTGTCATCCACAACCATCCCCGGGGTCGATTCCAACGTGTTCAAGAGGATCGTTTCCAACACGGCCAAGACGTCCGGCGGCACGTCGACCTTCACGCTTGAAAGTGCCGTTCCCTCCACCTCTTACGACCACTATAAGTTGTACGGCGTCTCCAGCGGGGCCTCCCTGGTCTACCGACGGTACAAAATCGTCGATGAAGACGTTTTCAAGGCGTTGGCACGCAAATTCTCCTTTCCATTCGCCTGGACCCTAGCGGCCGGCGGGGCGGGCAACGTCACGTCGTTTCCGGTCGCATCCGTCCTGTGGGATGAACTGGGCGTCGGCGGCCCCCCTTACCGAGAGCAGCAAATCCCGTTTTCGCTCGACACCGAGACGGGCCACATCATCTTCGCCATCCCGACGTATATCCAAGCAGCCAACCACGTTCCGGCGGACGTGCGATTCTTCGCCGCGGTCAACATCGGGGAACTCACGGCCGTCGCCCCGTCGAGCGGCTACGAGGGCACGAGTCACACAATCGAGGGTCGGAGCGACACACTCACCCTCACCTCTCGCGATTGGATCGATCCGATCAACCAATCACGAATGGAAGCATTTGCTCAAGATCGTCTCGATTCGGTTAAAAACACCATGGTTGAAGGGGCGATCGTCCACGAAGGGATGTACGAGCCGGCCCTCCAGTTCGGCGCCGGCATCTCGATCACGGGAAACGGCTACCTCACCGGGTGGGAGGGTTTGAGTCTGCCAGTGGTCGAAGTTGAAATTTTGTTCAACAACCAATCGGCCTTCGCCCACACAACGACCATGCAGTTGAGCAACCGCCGGGCCTCCCTTACAAGCGGAGACTTTTTGCGGCCGAGCCGGAACCCTGGCGGAGTCCCCGTCGGGTTTTCATCTTCTGGCAAGGATGGCAATCAGGACGACTACACAGTGGAGGGGTATGACAAGCGGGCGGCCGAAGCGGCAAAAACCCCCGAGGAGCGATCGCGAGAAGCCGAGGCCAAGCGTAAGCAAGACGCCGCACCCAAGACGGACGCCGAAATGCGGCGAGAGGCCAAGAAGCGAAACGACGAGGAAGCAAGGCGGCGGGGGATTGCATGAGCGACCAAAATTGGCAGCTTGCACAAGATAGGCTGATCAACCAGCTTGACCGGCGTCTGCGGGCGGCGGAGGACAAGATAAACATGACGGCCCAGGCGTTGCCGGCGGCCTACGCGGGCGGCGGAGGGGCGGGCAACGGACAGGCCGTGGGACTTTGCTGGGCCCGAATCCCCTCGGGCGGCGTCGCAGCGGCCACGGGGACCTGGCCCACCTACTCCCCATCGACTTTCTCTGCCGACGTCTACAGCTACGGCACCTCGGGCCCCACGCTCAAGGATGAGGGCGCGACGATCCGCTGGTGGTATCTGGATGCGGGGGCCGAAGGCAAGATGGTTCCGTGCGTGCGGCACCCACTGGGCGGTTACGACGCGATTCTTGATAGTTGCACGGAGATCCCACTCGATGAGTAGTGCGGTCAAACAGAGTCCGGGAGGGTGCGAGTGCGGCTGCATCTCCGACTGCCCCGGCGGCTGTTTTCCTTGTCAACCGAAGCCGAGCGATCTGGGCTACACGTTAAACGGCGTCCCAGGCCTCTCCCCCATGTTCTACAACCTGCGACTCAACGGTTGCGACGCCTGGAACAACCAAAACAACACCGTGATTATGATGTTCGACGACGTCACGGGCCACTGGCAGATTCGCGTGTTCACCGGGGGCGTAACCCAACGCTATGATATCACCGGCCCGTCTCCGGTCGCCCCTTTTACGTGCAATCCGTTCAAGATCTCGTTCATGACTCCCGGCGGGGAGTTCAAGATATGAGACTCGATGAAAATGGGGATCCCGTCGAGTATCCGTCACTGCTCACGCAGGCTGGCACGACCCTCAAAGCGGTGGCCAAGTTCGCCGCGTCGGGCTGCAAGACGGTCGACCAGGATCGTTATGAGCGTCGGTTGGAAATTTGCAGGGGGTGTCCTCTGTTTGATGCGACAGCGAGCCGCTGCACGAGTTGCGGGTGCCTTACGAGTGTAAAACTACGCATGGCGAGCGAGTCCTGCCCGCACCCCGAGGGAGCCCGCTGGGGGCCGGAATAGTTGCAAACGCCTTACGGCGTAAAAGTTTGTGTCAAGAAGGCTCTGCCTGGGCTGCACTTCTCGCGGATCTGTTGCAAACTCCCTGCGGAGTCAATGTTTGGGTCGGGCTCCGACGCTAGGTAGGACACATCCTCTCGGGACTTGTGCTGATTCTTCCTAATCTCCGGACGGATAGACCACCGCTTTGGAACAGGGAGGGCGGCCTGTTTGGTCTCGCTCCCGGTTCTGGCTGCCGAGCGCCCAGAGCGTGTCGGACACGATGAGCCGGCGGGGTTCCGGCCTTCGGGCTTTCGGGGCCCGAAAACGAGGAAAATAGGCCGCCCTCCCTGTTCCAAAGCG